GAGTTACCCAAGACTGAAGATGTGCCATCGTATGAAGATCAAGAAAGAGAAAAAGCTGAACTTGAAAAATTAAGATCAGCCGAAGTTCTTAGAAAAGGTCGCAGGTCCACAATTTTAACTGGCGGCACAGGTTTAACAACCGATGCAGAGTTAAACAAAAAAAGTTTATTAGGAGGTTAATATGGGAGGATTTTCAAAAGTAATACAAAAAGCAGCAGGCATGGATCCGCCTGTAATACAAGAAGTTCAACAACAGGCGGTGCGCCAGGAACCTAAAGGACCTACCACAGCTGAAGTTGATGATCTTACAAAAAAAAGATTAGCAACCAATCGAAGAGGAAGAAGAGCGACTATTCTTACATCAACAAAAGGCGTTGACGAAGATATTACGTTAGGCACAAAAACTTTACTGGGATAATTAATGCAATCACAAGAATTAAGAGATCTCTCGAAAGAGTTACAAAATAATTTATCAAAACTTATTGAGAAGAGACGAAACTGGGAAAATCATTGGCAACAGGTTTCAGATTATTGTTTGCCAAGAAAAGCGGACATCACTAAAGAAAGATCGCCTGGCGATAAACGACATAGCTTGGTTTTCGATGGAACTGCAATTCACTCACTTGAGCTGTTGGCTGCATCGCTCCATGGTATGTTGACTTCGAGCGCTTCGAGGTGGTTCCAGCTCCGCTTCAGCGAAACAGGATTA